CTTGCGTCCTCCAAGGAAACTCCAGCTTCTTAAGTGGAAAGCTGAAACCTTTTGGTACTGTTTTGAACAGTGAAGGTTGATAAGATCTCTATTGAGACTGTCTTATTCAAGTCCTTAATTGGTGTCTATTTATATAGTTGGCAAGTGATATATATAAATAGATATCGGTTAAAGTCACCACTACTCTATCCTATGTCATTAATTAATCCTTAATTAATGAGGGATAGGGGAGTCATAGTAACTCTAAATCTTTGCTCTCCGCAAGGAGAAGAACAAATTAGGTTCCCAGACTTATTATCTAATACGCTTAACTGTCTTTCGACAGCAAGCATTAAATTATTAAGCCACTCGAAAGAGTTAATAACTCATAACTATGAAAAGTACTAAATTTCTTAGTATTATCAAAGCTTTTAGAGACTATTATGTTTCAGAACCTATGATTTCGCTAGGTAATTCTTTTGAATTATCAGCCTTATTTAGGTCACACGGTTGAAGATTTATCTTCATGTGTTTTCCAAAAATAAGGAAGATTACTCATAGACTTAAAATATTAAAGATTTTTTCCCTCTATATACTGTCACTGACTAAACGTCACGGGCAAGTGTATATGGTTAAATACTTAAAACATTCTACCCTCGCTATCCAAAAATTTATAGCTGGTAATCCACTTTCTTCATTGAAAGAGTTAGATAATTTACCCTTTCCACGATTAGCAAACGGTCTCCCTAGGTTCATACCTATTGATGATCGAAAAGCTATACGTAGAGGGGATGCGAATATTATAAGGTTTTGAATTTCATTGTATTCAATTTACCGAATAATTTCTATCCCTGGAATTTTAAAATTATCTACTATTACCGATGTAACTTCTTCTTCTATTGAAGATTTAAAAAACGGATCCTCAGAACTTCGGGCAATTAGCCAAAAGTTCAAGGCAAAGTTTGATAAGTCTCTCTTAGAAAAGAAGTACACTATATTGCCGCTAGAGACTGCGTCTCCATCTAGTAAAGTTTCTTGATTAGAAATGTTTAAGATACCATCGTATCTTAAGCATCATAATCTTGCAATGTATAACAAAATGGTGGATTATATGGATCTAATGGGTTTATCTAAGTTAAGCAAACAATTCGTTTCATTTTCAGACGTTCCTTATGAAGGACCTGAACTTATGATTGGTCGTCTTGCTACTAAGAATGAACCTGCTGGTAAAGTGAGAGTTTTTGCAATGGTTGACGTATGGACTCAGTCTATATTAAACCCTCTTCATAAAATGCTCTTTGCATTTCTTAAAGGATTACCTAACGACGGGACGTTCGATCAGCATGCTGCAGTTATGCGGTGTAAAGAGAAAGCGAAAGTAGCAGGGTTATCTTTTGGTTATGATTTATCGGCAGCAACAGATAGACTTCCTATCTCATTACAGGTTTCTATTCTAGAACCTATTATTGGGATTAGACTATCTGAATTATGGAAAGATATCCTTGTGGGGCGTCCTTATTATTTAAAGAATGAGGATAATTCTTATTCTCAGCTTTATTATGGTACTGGACAACCCATGGGTGCCTTATCTTCTTGAGCTATGTTAGCCATTACACATCACTTTATTGTTCAACTTTCTTACATTAAAGCATATTCTTTTTTTGAAAGAAATAATGCTAGTGAGTGATTTGATAATTATGAGGTGTTAGGGGATGATATAGTTATATTTGATGAGAAAGTTGCAAAACAATATTTATTATTGATGGAAAGTTATGGAGTAGCTATTAATCTTAGCAAATCTGTAATTTCTAATAATGGTAGTTTTGATTTTGCAAAGGTATCGAGTTACAAAGGGATGACAGTTAGTGCGATTCCGTGAAGAATGTTAATTTCTAATAATACTAGACTCGGGAGAATAAATAATGTTTTATTTCTTCTTAAGACTATTAATGTTAAAAATGTATGTTCTTACATAGACAAGGTGCTAAAGCATAAAAGAACAACAGTATCTGATACTATGTTTAATTATGTAGGTATATTATCTATGTTTCTCTCATCTAAAAAGATTACTTATTCAGAGTTACTTAAAGCTCTTATAAGTTTTTCTCCTTTAGAGAAGAACACGTATTCTCATCTGTCAAGACACGTGATTGGTTTAAACAAGACTTATTTGGGTAACTTGTTGGTTTCTCTTCTTAATGGAGAACAACTTCAGTTATCAAATAATGATAGAATAAACCACATCTATGGTTTAGATTCATATTTCCATAGGGATACATTAATTGACAGGTTATTGACCTTTAAAGATAATGGTCGTCGTTTTGACACTCTACAGTTAGAGTTAACGACTTCAATCCTAAGGAAATTAGTTGATCCAGATTTTCCGGACGCATTCGACGTTACCAATAATTTAGTAATATTAGATGAGAAATCTAATAATTTCTTTTGGCTAACTTATGCTACGGTATGTAGTTGATTTGACGGTTTTACCGACTTTTATCTACATTTGGACGGGTCAGTTTTAAGCAGGTGTAGTCTGGACAAGTTAGTTGAATTAAATGAACAATTTGATTCATTCATAACTCTTTCTGAACTTGTTTTAAGAGCAAATAGGAAAGAATCAGGCGAAGCCTCTGGTGCTAAAGTGTTAAAGGACTATAACCTTAAAGCTCTAAATTTTATTATTAAGAGTAATAAGGATAGACCTTTATTCACTTATAGCCCACTAGAAGTACAAATGGAATTCGAAAGAATTGAATTCTGATGAAAATTCTAGTTAATATCTTAAGTTTATCGATGTAATCACATCTTACGTTAAGGGTTAGGCCATAGCAGAAAGCTAATGTTATTTTTAGATTAAATAGGGATATTTAATCTTGTAAGGTAGCAACTCAGAAATGGG